AATCGTGGAAACTTGGCAAGCCTTAAAAAAGCTTGATTTTTACTGGTTTTTCGACCATACTCCGACCTTCGAGCAGCTCTTAAAACCAATCCTGGCGCATCCTGGCGCCTCGTTTTTCGTCAACTTTCGACTAAAAGGCGGTTTTCTTCGATTTCCGCTTGTTCATCTGCCCATTTGTCGAATTCGTTACACATGTGCTGGTACTTGTTTTTTAGGGCTACCAACTTCTTAATATCCTCTCCCACAATTGCAATGTTCTCACCATTTTCATTATTCTTCAAAACGGTTTTAAGAACATCTAGGGTTTCAAATTCTGTGACCATCATTTATCTCCTAAATCTAAGTCAATCTGTTGTGCTTCAGATTGGTCTTCACTATTCATTAGAAGCACAATGTAATGAACAGCCTTCAATAGGTCTTTTCTATTTCGACCATCTTTTTTACCATATCTGCAAAGATACTTAATTGCATTAGCTTGGCAAAAATCTTTATCTATACCAATGTCTCGTAACAGGTCTTGAACCTGAGTACCTTTTGACACTTGAGCATAGTGTTGACCATAAGTGCCTTTAATATAGTCACCTATTTCATTTAATATTTTATCTTCATTATATTTCATTTGTAGCACTCTCCTCTACTTTATCTATTTGGTTAAAATAACACCAATGTGTACCAGTGTCGCCTGTATATGTAATAGCGCCAACATAATTCAAATCGGTATCGTAAGTCTTAGCGTTAAGGCTTGTTTCGTTTTCGGCCGCTACATCATTTTTTTCAGTAGCAATACCTATGTTTATGATAGTGCCTTCTCTACCATTATTAGTGTAAACATAATCACCTACATTTATTATCATTGTATAGTCCTTTCTTCAAACATAAATTGTTTATCATAACCAAGACCGAGACAGTAGCAGATATAACCTGCATCTTTTTCGTCTTCTAGGCCTTCAGCCTCTAAAATCCACTTAATTGCCGTTTCACGGTCACCAGCACCCATTTGTACTGTATCAAAAATTCGTTTCTCAAAATTCTGGTAGTTCTCAGCCTCTTGCTTGGCTTCTCGCTCTTGCTCTTGTTTTGCTATCTTAGCAAGACTTTCAAACTCATCTTTGAGTTCTTGGTCGGTCATATTCTTAAAGTCATAATGACGACCTTTTACACCAAATGCCTCTTTGTGCATTTCATATACATCTACTTCAAGGAAGTATCGGTCAAGTTGTTCTGGTGTATGCACACCATAACCTGCCCAATGGTCTAAGTCCTCTGTAATCATACCAATCCACAAACCTGGCGTTTCAGCCATTTTTGCTTTAGATTTAGCGTTGATGTTTTGAAGATGTTGAAGCAGTGTCATAGTATTTTCCTTTTTCATTACACACATAGTATATCAGATATGGAACCCTTGGCAAGCACTTTTTTAGGCAGCCAACTCACTTTCGATAACTTCCATAATATTGTATTCATCAATACCAAGAAGTTCTAAGTTCTGAACATTACTGATATCTATCTCAGCCTGTTCTTTGGTAATCTTACCAAGTTTTACAGCTTTGATAATATCATCAACTTGTTCTTCGGCCATGTCCCATGCCCAACTTTTTACTTTACTCATAGTGTCTCCTTTTGTTAAGTTATGTGTATATAATACACTACCTGGACCTAAAGGCAAGCACTTTTTTCACTTTTTTTCGCTTTTTTTGTCAATAAAATCAATGGTTTTTGAATTATTTTGTTCTACTTTTGTTCTATCGCCAGTTATCTTTGACCCATTCCTGCTCGGATTCGTGTGGGTCTGGTTTACCGTGAAATACTGCAACCTTGGCGTTAGGGTCTAATTCAAATGTCCAATCGTTTTTGGAAAATCTAGGTGTGGTTCTTGAAAACCATTTGTATGAAAATGTCCATTCATCAGGAAATAATCTTAATAAATGACTACGATTTACTAATTCAGATATGATATCTTGGTCACCATGCATCCTCATAAACCTAGTTTTATCTGCTAGAAATGGTTTCCAAATTAAATCTGTTGCTGTGTGATTGTTAAACTTCATAATACTTGAATTGAATACTTGTGTAGATGTATTGAAGTTTCTTGTAATACCAAAACTATCACCACCACCGTGTATATAAAAGTTGTCAATGTTTTTCATAATGACAACATCTAAATCCATGTATAGATTGGTGCCAAATAGTTTAGCCTCAGGACTAAACAGTTGCATCTTATTAAACCAACCTTGGTAATCGTGATGTGGTAATTGTCTTACTTCGATATCACCTTCGACCATCTTTTGTAGTTTTACATGGTCTGTGAATACGATAAAGTTGAAATCTATGGTGGTATGTCTCTTCACCATATTATAAAGTTTTTGTACATAAGTTGGAGAGTATTTGTCTCCCCAATAAACGCATACAAAATTTGTCATAGTTGTAACCAATTCAATATTGCTCTAATTGCCAGTGCCAAATACACCAACTCCATTAACATTCTAGGTGTGTCTCTATCTTTCCACCCAATTACCGCCCAAATGGCACATGAAGTACCTGTGATTAACCAACCAATCCATTGTGTACTAACATTAGCAGATGATAACACATACACGCCTAAAATGGCAAGTATGAAACCTAACCATCTTACTGATACTGTTCCTTTAAGATTTGGTATGCCAAGCCATCCTCTATTTCGTTTAGAGTAAACTGGTGATTTGCTATCATGTGTAGCCATTCTTGTACCGTCTTCCTACCTGGTTTAAATGGTTTATTTACCAACTCTAGTTTTCTACTAGTCACGAAAGACGCTACATGTCTTTGGTGTGTAACTGCTGGTGTCATATTTAGGATGCCATCAACAGCAGATAAAGACATATTAGTAACGACACACCAAGCGTTTGTTAAATCTTCTTTGATATCTTTACCCCACCATTCGTTGTTTGGTCTAGGTTTATTTCTAAACAAGACTGGTCGTTCAGTAATATTTTCTAATTGTTTTGTTACTTCCCAACGCCATTCGTCTTGTGTTATACCGTTTATATGTTGAGTTACAGTAGGTGATGAGGGACATAATAATACATAATCACCACTATCACGCCAACCTTTAAACTCACAATCAATACCTTGTTTCTGTAATACATTCCACCTATCAGGTGATGCAACATGCATTTTTAGTGTGTGAATATTACCTTTACAAATTCTAAAATAAGTCTTGTCATAATCATTGATGATTGGCTCAGGATATCTGGTAATTTGTTCTGTTAAGTAACCAACATCAACATACCACCACTCATCACCTCTTTCTATACAGTTTCTAATTTCAGGTATATTCTTACCTGCTAAACCCCAAAAGAAGTGTACATCTCTATCTTCATCTTTCCAACCTTTCTTGATGGCAGGCCAAAGTTGATGTGATAGACATTTATCCCAAGCTAATTCATGTGTAATTATCATAAGTCAATCTTTTTCATATTGTAATAGGTTTCAAACCATTCATCTGCATAATCACTATCTTCATAACCCTTGAAATAAGGACCACCTAATGTGAAGTGTGCATTGTGAGCCATAACATTGTTTGGATATTCACCTACTAACCAGTTCCATTCTAATGGTAAACTGCCAATCAAGTCTTCAGTTTCTAACCACTTAAACTGGTGTAGTTCTAAACCAGATGCTGTGTTTACATATTCAGGTGTTAATGCTTTACACTTTTCATTGTTCATTAACATGAAACTAGACCAATTCTTTTTAGGGAATGGTTCGTTCTTTGCACCTCTAAACTTGACACCTTGTTTTGGTTCATAATCATGTTTACATACCATTACGGCACAATCACTATCTCTGTGTTGCCATAATATATCAATGTCAGTTCTCATTAACATATCACAGTCCATAAACAGAGACCAGCCTTTATAACCAGACAGATAAGGAACCAAAAACCTACTAAACGCAAAGTCTGTAGATTGATTTGGTGCCTTATCTCTAGTGAATATCTTTTTTGTTGTGTTTAAATCTAGTGGTACAAATGAAACAGGCACACTAGATTTGTTTCTAATACTTTCACACAATACATGAAAGGCAATCTTTTCGCCTTCATCATATCCAATAAAAACATTAATCATCTATTTGTTCGCACTCTTTCTTACTAGCTCTTAATCCTTCATGTGCATCATAGAACCAAATGTAACTATAAGTTACTTGTCCGTTTTCATTAACTGCACACTTCTTACCAAATGCCACACCTGGTTGTTTAATAGGTCCGTTTGTACAACCTACTAATAAAAATGTTGTTAAAATTAAAATTAAATACTTCATATTCTTGCCTCTGGACTACGACCTTTTAGTTTTCTAGGTCCTTTGGTGTGGTCGTAGATTTCACCTAAGACTGACCTTGCTTGTACATGGCCAGGCTTACCGTCACCGATATTATGCCCCCACGCACCTCTGCCATGGAATTTAACTCTTACATAATCCCATATATAACTGTCGTGTTGTTCTGGTAATTTGTATATTTCATCTTCGTCATACATTCTTTTCATTTCTACTGCATATTCTTTAGTGTATTTGTGATACATGTTCCAATATAAAAAACCACATTCACTGTAAGTATGACCTCTACCTAAGTAAGTCATCATCTTATCATCTCTGTGTATGTGTTCTTTAATCCAATCTACATCAATTGGTTTATGAAATACACTATCTGCATCAATACCTATGATACCATCATAGTCTTCATTGTTAATCAATGCGTCTGTATATGCATAAACTTTGTAACAGAAACGAACACCATCTGTAATAAATTCATTACCTTTTTTACCAAAGTCCGATATAGGTTGTCTATCTTTGTTTCTTTCAACAAACTCTTCACAACTAGGTACTTCATCAAAGATACTTCTAACAACAATATTACTGTTAGGTATCTCTAACATATCTTCACTGTACACATATAAATCAAATGGCCAATTATAGGTTTCAAAGAACCTATGACCATATGCTTTATATAATTTTTTATTAAGTGTCGTTACTACGGCTATCTGCATATTTCATACTCTTATCTTTTGCTACAGAGAAGTCTCTCATTGGTACATCTTTGTGTCGCCAAATGACCTCTGAATTAATCACATTGTCAACTATATAATTTCTTTCATACATCCATTTACGAATAAATTTAAATCTGGTTTCATATCGTTCACTTTGATTGTCTTTATTTTCCATAACAACAATTGGTTTATTAGTTTCTAAAGTCCACTCTGCACCTTTCAATATATTAAATTCATAACCCTCTGCATCAATCTTAATATAATGAACATCTTTAAGACCATAACTATCTAAAGTTCTCATTTGCACTTTATAACCATTGTCTTTGTCATAGGTTTTAATATGAGTTGCACCAGAATTATCTTCTTCTACTTTCATAGTTACTTGACTTCCTCTTTCACCTAAGGCAACATCATTAACATAGACATTGGTAAGTTTTCTGTCTTTTAAGTTTTTATATAAACACTCTCTATACTCTTCGATAGGTTCAAAACAAATAACTGTTTTAAATTTTTGTGCAATATCACATGCCCATAATCCAACATGAGCACCAATATCAATAGCTATGTCATGCCTTCTTTCGTACTTTCTTGAAAGTGCTAATGAATAATCTCTCTGTTCAGTTTGATAGTCATTGCCTCTATTTTTGATTGAGTGTGTATTGATTTGTTCTACAATATGCATCTCATTTTCTGGCAACCACCAACCTCGGACTTTTTTCATATTAATTAACCTTTAAAATAACCGCCTCTGATAGACATTTGTTTCTCGGTCTGTTTAAATAAACTTCGTAAGGTCCTTCATTAAATTCTTTTAAGAGACCTTCGTATTGTTTTAAACTCTCTTCATTATCAATTAACTTAACCTCAAACTCAATTAAAAATGCCTTGAAGTTAACTCTTTGGTCAATAACTTCTCTACAAAAATCATTCCAAACACCTTCAATATCTGCTTTGATAATATCTGGTTCTGGCATATCATCAGCCATAATTGTGGCGAGGTTTTTAGTTTCTACTTCAATAAATGCTGGGTCTTCACCAAACTGTGGCAAAGGTACAAGTGAATAACATTTAGTCAAATCATTCTTGTCATAGTAGAATTTCATTGTACCATTTTCACCAGCGTATGCAATTTGATGATAAGTCATATTGTTTTTGCCAGGAAAATTACCTTCAAATAATCTTACACTATCTGGTGTAGGGTCATAACAATGAATATTCATATTAGGATTATCTTGTAACATGGCCTGTTCCCAACCCACATCTCTGTGTACACCTAGTGATAATACATTTCGACTATCTCTTACCACACTTTCTGGCAACCAATAGTTTTTATATTGTTTAAAAGTTTGAGGCTGCATGTAGATGCCTTCAAGTCTTTTAATCTCATTAAGTAGTTCTTGTTCTGTCATATTTACCTCTTTAATATTAAATCATTACGATACTGTGCCACTACCTCATAGCCCATATCTTTTAAAAACTCAATGGCGCCGTCTTCTTTGCCCCACTTTTCAGCACTGCCGTTCTCTTCTATAATAATCGTAGGCGAACATTTTTCTATCGTTTTTACTGCACCTTTTAAAACTCTCAGTTCGTGTCCTTCTACATCAATCTTAATTAAATCAACGGTATCAAAGTAGTAACTATCTAAAGTTCTTTGAGTAACTATTTTTTCTTTTACACCTTCTCTAGGTTCATCTGTAATTACACCTGCATATGCCTTTACTTGTTTCTCTTCATTGCCTAACGCAACATGAAAAACTTTGACATTTGTTAAACCTTCAAAACCTTGTCTTGGTCTATAATCAAAAGACTTTACTCTAATAAAATCTTTAGACATAGGTCTACTGAAGTCACCATCTCTACAACCAATATCAATAGCAGTTCTAAATTCTTTTACAAATGGTTTTGCTGCCTCGTATGTGGCAAGGCAGACTTCAGCATTGGTTTTCTTCATAGTTGCATTGCTGGCCAATCAGTTTCAAATGTTACATAGTTCAACTGAATGCCTCTCCTATCTACTTTAATTTGTTTACCTTCTTCTACACCATGTAAAGTATCATCACCAGTAAAGATATAACCTAGATTGTGTTTAAAAGGTATAGTTTTAACAAGTTTGCCTTCTTTGTCATAAAGGTCAGTACCTAAATTTTCATCTTCGCCTGTTTGGTTAATATAGATTAAACTAGAAATTAGTTTCTCTGGAATATCTACATGTGGTTTCAACCAAAAACTTTTAGTATCTCTTAACACTTCAAGTCTTACATAAGAACCTTCAAAATCATCATCTCTACCAATTAGTTCAGAGATGGCTCTTCTAACATCTGGTGTTTGTAAGTCTTTAATTAGTTGTGTAAGATATGGGTACTTATGACAGTTCTCTTTTGTGATATACTCTCTAAGAGAATGATTTTGTTTTTCTACGCCGTCTTTATAACCTGACCTTGTGCCATCATGTACCACACCATCTCTACTGATTTCTGCATTTTGAATTTCATCAATTTGTTTATCAGTTAAAACATTTGTTAGAACATGGTGAGTCCAAGGTTCGTGGTAGGTTTGTGCTTTCTTGACAGCATCATAGATTTTCATAATGTTCACAGTTTGCCTTCTTTCTTCATCTTGTTTCTAATATCGG